TCGTATTGCTGTTGATATTCTGCGGCTGCACGATCCCATGCGTCCCAGTCAAAGTCTTCGTATTCTTCCATAGTAGTCCTCAAGTCGGTTGGTGTTACACGGGCAGGTTCTTGGCTGACGGGTAACGTGGTTTTCTCTGTACGCAGTGGAGACAAGAACTGATCCAGCTTGTCAGCATCTGCACTGGTGCCTGTATCTCTGAGAATCTCGTCGGTTGGGCGCGGCTCTGCATACGTCTGCGTGTCGTTGCCTGTACCAAGACTCCTCGTGATTCCAACATCTTCCGTTGCCTTTGCTTCTTCAGTAGGCTCGTTGAGGTACTTGGCAGTAAGCGTATCGGATGCACCGAACTCATTTTCCGCGCCAGAGTACAACGCGCCTGACTGGATACCACCCCGAACATCACCGGATTCATCATCCAAAATGCTAGTCCCAATTGTCTTGGTTGGGTCTTGATCTGTCAACGCACTGTAAGTTGCGCTACCCTTTGTCAGAGCCTCAAGGTCAGGCTTAGTTGTTTCTGTCAGATTCCTGTCAGTCAACGAGGCAATTCCAGAGTCATCGGCGGTGCCCGACGTACCGCCCTGCTGGGTCGTTACAAGGCTACGCAGTCCAATATCGCCCACATCTGTGTCGGACATGACGTTGGACGGCTGATAGGCGGCGGTCTGGACACCCCGATTTTGCCCGTAATCCAGCATATCGGAGACAGCCGAAGTGTCTACGGGTGCGTTGGCAACACCTATGTCGGACGCCATCAGGTTGGTCGGTGCAGTAGAAAGCTCGGTACCAATCAAGTCTGCGCCGCCTTCCAGTTGAGGAAGATCAGTTGCGGCAAGAACTGGAGCTTCAAAAGCAGGGGTTTGAGCACCGGGGATGTCTGCGGTAACCTCACCCATACCTGCGGTATCAAAGCCAAACTCAGGCGTTTCAGCCGCATCAGCAACACCTACACCAAAGTCGGCAGGAGTCGGTGGGCCAACCACATCAGAAGATGTTTGGTCAAAACCAAACTGGTCATCGGGAAGTTGGAACTGTGCTTGATCAAACCCAAACTGGTCAGTCGTTTGCTCGTTTGTCGCGGTCTGCTGGTATAGATCGCTTCGTGGGTCATCAGGCAAGAACGGGCCATAGTCGGACGCCGCGTAGGTATCTTCTTGTTGCGCAAAATCAGCATCTTGGGTTTGGGGGAGGAACGAAAGAGCCTTATTGGTGGGGGCGAACTGCACGGGTGCAATGTCCGAATCCTCCATGCCAACAACACCCGAACTACCCTTGAACTGACCCCATTCTTCTGCATCGGGGCGACTTTCACCCAAAGACTCTTGCGCATAGGTGCGGTCGGCGTAATCTTCAAACCCAATGTTTTGCGAGAATTGATCTTGAATACGACCTTTGACAATATCTTCGGCAACGCCTTGGTAACCCTCGGGAACGCCTGACACGTCAGTTGGGATCGCTGGCATAAACGCCAACAAGTCTTCCTCAGTAGGTGGGGGTACGGCTACATCAGGCCCATAGATGTCAGCGTACGTTTGGGTGTACAGATCGGTGGCTTCTTGCATCGTGGTGGCACGTGCATCGGCGAACGACTGCAACGCCGCCAGCGTCTCTGCTTCATCCTTAACACCAAGGAACTGCTTGGCAAGTTCAGGATCGTTTGGATCAAAACGGTAGCCTTCCTTGAGGGCGGCGGCTTGTGCTTCCGCTAAGTCGGTCGTCTTGATGTCAATGTAATCTTTAGCGGCGGCAGCTACGTCACCTGTCTGGAGGAACGCATCGAGTTGTTCTTGGTTAAGTGGTGCACCAAGGGCTTGCTCAACTTCAGTCTTAGCCGCTACGGTGTCATTGAATACCTTGGCAACATACTGCGCGTTTTCTTCTTCCTGTTTTTGGAAGTCTGCAACCGAAGTGTCCAAAGTGGCTTTCTGAGTAACCAGATTTTTTTCGAGTGTAGGAATCTCAGCCTTCAGCGTATCAAGTTCACTCGATAGAGTGCCAAGTTTTGCTTCAACAGTGGCGCGTTCTTCCTCGTAGCCGGGGATTGCAAGGTTGACACGTTCAGCATACTTGTTGACCTCCTCTACGCCAACTGCTCCTTCGTCATAGAGCGCCTTCTTCTCGTTATACATATCAAGGTCGGCTTGGATTGCCTGACGCTTTGCTTCAATAGCTTCAGCAGAAGCCGTGTAGTCTTTGACAATTTCTTCTTGCCGTTTGATGTTACTTTCTAACGTCTCACCTGTTCTGACGGCATCATCGTAAGCGGATTGCAGTGCCGTAGCACCATCTTTAAGACCTTTGGCAACGTAATCTTTACCTACACCGAGCATACTGCTCAGTACGGAATTGACAACCGCCTTGTCGGTATCTTTACCCAAAACACCAGCGGCTAAACCTGCATTCACCGCACGTTGTGTAGCGGCACCCGCCGCACCATAGTCTTTGGCTAAGTTATTGAAGCCGGGAATCCTTGAAGTAATTTCATTGGCCCCGATCATTGCGCCCGATGTCAAACCAGCGGTCAAACCACCAGTAATCAACGCCTTGATTGGGTCACCTTTACCTGAGAGTATCGAACCCACAGCACCTTGTGTACCGCCACCAGCCATAGCACCAGCAACTCTGCCAATACTTCCTGCAATTGATTCGGCTCCCGCTTTGGTAGCGGCAGTGGTGATTGACTTGGTAACTTCTCCTGCAACGGATGCGCCCACAAAAGAAGCCACACCGCCAATGACCGCACCTTTAAGTGCATCACTGACTTTAGCGCCTTGAGCTATGGACAACCCCGCAGATACGACCCCCGATCCAATTGCAGTTGCTACTGCAACCGAGACAGTACTTGCCGCAAGCGAGGCCGCTACACCCCCCGCCGCAACACTTAGGCCGACACCACCTGCAACGGCAGTACCAATTGCAAGTGCGACTCCCGTCTCTACTGCCAATACCCCAATAAATACGGCTGCTGCTGGCATGTTAGAACTCCATCACGTAGGCGGTCATGGGCTTGCCTTTGACCTCGACTTTAAATGTCTTCACAGGAAGACCCGTCATCTGAGCAAGGCGTCCATACCTGTTATCCGGTGTGTAGGTATAAGCGGTCTTGACCCCGATGTTTTTGAGGTAGTCTGCAAGTTTCTTAAAGTCATCAGCCAGCATGCGCGGCTGTGCTTCGTTGCCAATTGTGTGAATCTCAACAACACCCTTGCCACGAACCATAACTAGAAACAACACGTTTCCAAGGTGCACGAGTTTGGCACCTTCTTCTTTGACTGTGACGGCAAGTTTGCCAAGCATCTCGGTGGCTTTCTCGTCTGAACCTGTTTCTTTCTTGAAATAGTCCAGTGCAATTCGCACGATCTCATCGTTTTCTTTTGCGTCTACTTGTTGCTCTTGTTCTGCCATATCAACCTACTTTCCAATTTGTGCCGTCTGAGTACACGGGCACTTTGACAGCGCCCCCTCCAACAACCGTGGCCCCAAACGTAGGGCCAGTTGCATTAGTTACGAATGATCTTGCTCCAACCCCCGCATCTGCCGCACTCGGTAAATCAGCTACGAGGTACGTGGGGGGCACTTGCAACAAGTTAACAGCGGCGTTCAACTGCACGAAGTACAGCTTCAAGATGTTGTTGAGTTGATCTTGGTACGGGCGGTCGTATTGATCTCGCGCCAGTGGCAGTGCTGGCGGGGCTACTTGGTTGAGCAGGTTGCGGCTCATGAGTTACCTCGGCGACCATCGGGCTTGATGTCAATACGGGGAGAGCCAAGTTGCCATGCAACACCTAAGTCGCTCGACGACACCTTGATCGCCAACTGACGACCACGAACACGTACAAACACCTGCCCAGTAAATTCCTCAACGGGAACCGTGGCAGTGCGCGTGACACCAGCGTAGTTCTCACCACCCACAGAGAGTGGGTCGTTGTAACCAGAACCCGAGTTCTGCAACGGGTACAGCGTCATGGTGATAGAAGGACTTGCGGCGGTTGAGTTACGGAACGTCACGTCAGGCAACATGCGGTAGATGAACATGAACTTGTCACCGTCATCAATGTCAAACTGCGCAGAGGTGATTGACGCCTCAATCGGCGCAACGGTGCCAGAGGCATCATCATCATAGCCAGTCTCGTGGTTCACCAAGTTGTTGAGGTACGTAGCGGCAATTGGAACGGTGGACAGACCAGAATCCAGCCATGCAGTGCGTGCCATGTTGCCGTAGTACCAGATGTCATCGGCGTAGTTGTAGATCACGTAGCGGTCAATCTGGTCAGAGTTCAACGAACAATAGAACCACCAGACTTCGTTGAAGCCCTCGTTTGTACCTGCATACACTTGATCAAACTGCGAAGTGTTGATGTCGTTAAAGATGTATTGGCGTAAGTCACAACGCATGGTCTGCGTGCGCCCGTCGTACTTGTAGAACTTGTCCACGCCCATCCAGTAAGAGATACCGTTGGCGTAAGCCACGGCGTTCTCACCAGCAATAGAGATGTTGTCACCAACGAGGTCACCCTTCCACACCACAGGAGCACCCACGTACTGCAAGGAGTAGATCGTCGAGTCTGTCCAAATCAAAATCTCTTGGCGTGACTGGATAGCGGTCACAATCTGTGAGCCGTGGGAGAGTTGCAGGAAACCTGCTTGGTTCGTGGCGCTCGGCGTCCAGTCCGTTACAGACTCTTGGTCAGCCCAGCGGATCAGCATGGGGTTGAACGTCGAGGAGCCGTACTCAGTGCACCCCATACAGAACACAAATCGGTTGATGTCCGAGATGATGATGTAGTTCTGCTTGATCGGCACGTCAGTGGCGTAGGCAAGGTTGACTACGTTGATGCCGCGAGTTGACAAATAGTGCGTGCCAGACTGAGTGCCTGTGGTCACAATGGGTGCGCCCCCTGCGGTTGCGGCAAGGTTGCAGGTGTTGCCCGAGGCGTTCACCACGTAATACACGGTGCCGGGAACCAGACCAGTCGGCAGTGCGCCTGTGGTCAGAATTTGAATGGCTGTGTTGTCAGGGATTGCAGTGACAAACGTCACCACACCGGGGCTTGCAATCGTGATCGTGACCACGGTTGTGCGGTAACCTGTCGTGGCATCCCAGTAATAGATACCGCCTCCGCGAGGGCCAAAGATCAGGTCTTCGCCAAAGTTGGACTGGCTCCACAAACGCACAGGGTCAGTACCCGTGGTACCTACACCCCAAGTGCCAGAACCCCAAGCGCCAGCGCCCCAACCAGTGAGCGGAACGGCGTATTCAGGGCCAGTATCAATCTCAAAAAAAGCATACACACCCGTGCCGCCGCCTGTACCAGAAGACGTTGCCGTACCGGGGACAAGCATGGTGAACGTACCCGCAGTACCGCCAGAGCCAATTGCGGTAATGAAAAAACTACCTGTGAGCACGACACCGTTGACTGTGGGGGCGTTGTAGAAGTCAACGTAATCGTTAACCGCATAGCCGCCAGTGGCATCAGCCACGCGCACAGTTGTGTACGCTACACCATCAATCGTGGTATTGGTCGTGGTGTCTGTTGTGAACGGATTGGCACCCAGCGCGTGCACAAAGTTGTACGGGGTTGAGTCAAAGTATTGTCCACCGCTTGAGATGTAAAACTTGAGGTTGGTGCCAACGCCGATGAGCTTCTCAGAGCCAAGCGTCACCCATGTCCACAAGGAACGGCAAGTGCCCAAAAACGTGTTGGCAGATACCCGCACCCAGCCGCCAATCTTCTCGGGCATGCCTTGGCGAAACCGCACCTTGTCCGAGTCATACCAACCGTTTTCGTTGGTGTATCGGGTGTTCTCGCGGTTGACACCGGGTTTGAGGACAATCTTTTTTAATGGCACGATTTACCCCACGTTGCGTTCAAAGTGCGGGCAATCCACCAAAGATTTGAAGTTACCTCCCCAGCGGTTTTTTGGGTGGAGAGATTCCCAATATGTACCGAGCGGAGCCAGAACGCCCTTGTCCCAGATTATCTGCCCATCCTTGAAGAAATTCAAGTCGATAGCACAGCGTTTCAGGTGGATGGAGTTCATAGTTTTAGAGCGACCCGCCTTGACGTGCAGAGCCTGTTGCTCGGGGGTACGGGCTAATTCGCCCCCAGTGACCATGAACCCTTGCTCAGTGGCGTATTTGATGAGGGCGCAAGCATCCAGTAGGAATGCGGCTTGTTCTTGACTAAGGCTCATTCTTTGTCCTTTCTGCGCATCTCCATGACCTT